AGACAGCAGACACAGATATTGACAGCATCATGCGAGCCATTCACAATGAGCTTGCAGTATTTGGCAGCTCATCCACTCACCGCAGGCCGGAGCCTGGGGCGATTGACCCAGTTGAGGACATAGACCCAGAAGATGACGATACCGAGCGTTGAGTCCACGGTTGAGGTTCAGTTCACAGACGGAACCTTTGTAGTGCCGATATACTGGTCAAAGGCGCTTAACAAAAGAACTGTAAATTATGTCAATGGCAAGCGTGTAGTGGATTGCACCATTGACGAAATGCGTAGATTTGTCAATACTGACGCAGTTGATACTATTTGGTCAAATGCGATCAGGCAGCAGCGTAGCGGAAGGTAAATATGGCTGAACAGCGATCTCTCATTCAGCGCCTCTTTGGTGGCGCAGCGCAGCCGACCATTGAGAAGGCGACACCGTCGCTTGTCCCAGATGCTGGCCCCTATGCCCGCGGTGCCTATGGACTGAACACCATCACCAAGATGAGCACAGAGCAGTTGCGTCGCTGGTCGCGAAATAATCCGTGGATTCGCGCGGCAGTAAATTTGCGACGACAGCAAATCAGTAGGGCGAAGTGGGATATTGTTTCAAACGATGCTGGTGATAGCCCAGATCCACGAACCGTGCAGAAGTTGCGCGATCTATTCCGTCGTCCAAATCCAAAGGGAGATTCTTGGCGATCATTTATTGAGCCGATCATTGAAGACATCCTTGTTCTCGATCAGGGGGCTATTGAGGTAGAGAAGAAGGTTGGGTCTCGCGTTGGCGCAGATCCAATTGCGTATCTCTGGAGCAAGGATGCTGCCCGCATTGCATTTGATACAACGTGGGATGGTCGCGACGAAAACAAGCCGCGCTACTACGAGCTAGATGGTGCAGGAAAGCAAGTTGCCGTCTACAAGAATGACGAGCTGATTGTCGTTATTGCAAACCCAGTTACCTACAGCCCAATCGGTCTTTCTCCACTTGAGGTTCTTGCAGAGACAATTACCGCAGACCTTGATGCTGCAGCTTATAACGCAAAAGCAGTTTCTCAGGCCGCGCCTCCAGGCGTACTGCACCTTGGTGAGGGTGTGCGCCCAGATCAGGTTGACTCATTCAAGGCGTATTGGGAAGCCGAAGTTGCTGGCAAGAGCCAAATCGCAATCACTGGTGGTGGCAAGGGGATGCAATGGCTTCCTCTCGCAGCATCCAACCGAGACATGCAGTTCATGGAGTGGCAGGTCTACCTTGCGCGAAAGATCTGCGCTGTCTTTGCCGTTCAGCCACAGGACATCGGTATTGGCTTTGACATCAACAAGAGCACGTCTGAGACAAATGCGGCATTCACCTACGACAACGGTATTGTGCCCCTAGCCGAGCTGATCGCCGAGTATCTGACTCGTGAGATTGTTGCCCGCTATGACACGGACCTTCGCTTCGTCTTCACGGAGATCGGTCGCACCGCGCAGCAGACTATTGCTGAGTACAACAAGATGGCACTTGGTGGCCTCCCATGGCTCCGAATCAACGATGCGCTCCGTGAGCGCGGTCAGGACGGTATCGGAGAGATTGGCGACCAAATCCTCTTCCAGACCCCGAAGGGATATGTGCCATCAGACCGATACGGCGAGTACCTTGAAAAGGTTGTGTTTGGATCTAGTGCAGTCAATGAGCCACCGACACCAGACGGCTCAGAGCCCGAAGGAATCCCTGATGGCGATGACATGACCCCAGACCCAGGCTCTAACAACACCCCAAACCAGAATCCGGCAGACCTTGAGAACAAGCTCAAGCTTACGATTGAGATTGACGAAACCAAGGCGGCAGGAGACGCCATTATCGTTTCGGACATTGATGGAACACTGACGACTTCGGACGGTAGTGATCAGGTCAACGAAGTAGTTGCAGACTATCTGCGACGACAGTCCGACACACACCGCATCTTCATCGTTAGCGCGAGATCAGTGAAGCGACTGCAAGAGACTCGCGAATGGCTTGAGGAGAATGACATCCCACACGATGTCGTTCATTTGAGCGACTTCCCAGCCGGTGCTGGTCTGCAATTCAAGAAATATAAGATGTCAAAGATCCTCAAGGAAAACGGTCGTGTCGTTGAAGCAATTGAGAACGACGCAGACACCCGCGATGCCTACCGGGCACTTGGTGTCCCGAAGGTTCATGGGCCAGAGGATGTTGCAAGCAAGCATGCTGCAGCAGACTATTCCGGAATCAGCCTGAATGTTCCATCCGCCGTGAAGTCCGAAGCAAAGCGAGGTCTTGATTGGCGACGTGAGTTCGGTCGCGGCGGGATTGGGCCAGGCCAGACAACCGCACGCATGCTCATCAGCAACACGATGACGATCCCGCGCGTTCGCAAGATGCGCGCCTTTCTTGCGCGACACGAGGTTGACAAGCAGGGTGAAGGATTTAAGCCCGGACAGGACGGGTTCCCGTCGGCTGGTCGTATCGCATGGGCGCTCTGGGGCGGAGATCCTGGGGTTGCTTGGTCAAATAAGATCATGCGCCAAGTTGAGGCACGAGAGCGAAAGAGCTAACTCGTGGCCGCGGAGAAGACATATCACACCCAACCGTGCTATTGTCTTCCTTGTCGCGTGATGGCGGCTGAGAAAGGAAATGAAAGGAAGGGAGGCTCTGATGAGTCACGACTACTTCAAGGCGTATCGAGAAGGTCACGGGTACAACTACTACGTGGCGGGAGACCTAAGAAGTCGCGGGATTGAGTGCACGGTCCCAGATTTAGAGATTGAGCACGACTCGAATAAGTGGTCAAGATTCACCAAGAACGAAAAGGACATCATCCTTTCAAATGGCGACATTCTTGAGGTCAAGTCTGTCCGTCAAGAGTTTGGTGAGGACCCAGAGTCTTGGCCCCTAGAGCGGATCATTGTTGATACCTATAGCGGATTCAATGGCAAGAGCAAGCGCCCAATTGCTTATGTGTTCGTGAGCCAGAAAACCAAGAAGATGCTTGCGATGTCAACTGCCAATCCAAGTCTATGGTCTGTGGAGCGCAAGTTTGACAAATACCGCCAGAAAGAAGACGACTTCTATTTCGCTCCCAAGCGGTTGTTGCGTCCGCTAGACAAGCTGGTTGATTATCTCAAGAGTCGCCAGTGAAAAGATCTCGCATCAAGAGGACAATCCGCCACAAGGACCCAGTGACCCTTGGCGTTGCCCAAGAGGTCTTAAAGCGGGACGGCGGGTGCGTCGGACCAAGGATTGGAATGTACGGTCGCTGTGGCACGCAGTTCGGCCCATCAGACCGATTCGGACTAGAGCTTGACCACGTCAACGGCTCTGGGCTCGGAAAGCGTGGACCATCAATCCCCGAAAATCTTGTATCCCTGTGCGGGCTCCACCACAGAATGAAGACGGAACAGTCTAGGGTCTGGCGCCCAGTCCTTAACGAATATCTTGAAAAGTTTTACAAGGAGAAGCCCTAGGTCTCTCTCCCCTTGACATGTCAATGGGAGCCCCCTAGAATGTGGTCATGAAGATGGAAGGAGCGACCAAATGGCAAATTGCGTGAATTGCGGAAAGCAGGTCACGTCGCCTGAGGCTGCTCGGTGCTGGTGGTGCAACCACAAACACCGCTCCACTTCGGCTCTTGCATCGCTTGAAATCCGGGCGAGCGAGATCCAAGCACTAAAAGATTCTGGAATGACAATGGTGGACATCGCGGGGAAACTCGGGATTAGCCGCCAGCGTGTGTATCAGATTCTTGGAAAGGTAAAGAAGTGACAGAAACTCGAGAGATTGAGTTGGAGCTTCGCGGTCGGTCGGTGTTTGTTGCCGCACTGGAGTCACATCCTGTCGCAACGACACTGGGCCATAATCAAGCAGCAGAAAAAGAAAGTCTTCTGCTCTCCGTCGTTGCCGATGCCCACGAACTTCTTGAGGCTGAGCTTGCTGACTCAGGGGAAATCCTTGACTCAGAGGGTAGGCTTTGGGTGGATCGCGGCATTAGCTTTGCATGTGAGGAATGGCTGCGTTCTCCGGATGACATTAATACGGTAGGTGTCTAAACTTAGTGGGGAGAAGGGGAGGGAATGGCGCCTTATGCAGCGCGCGACATGCGCGCACATCTGGCAGATCATTGACGACTCTTGCATTCCTCACGATGTGGTGGCAAAATACCTAGAGTGTCATCCGCAGTACCTTCGGGACCTGCGATTCGGACATGTGAAGATGAGCCAGCCGATGAGGGCTAAGATTAGCGACTTTCTCGGGGTTGCCGAGGAGGAATTGTTTAGTGAGTATCTGCGCAGAGCCGCAGAGCTTAAGAAAGGTAGGTAAAAGAGATGGCTTATGGAAATAGCGCAGCGCCAGAGAAGCGCAAGGCATTCGCGGCAGACTACGTTGAGGTAGCAGACCGCATCAAGGCGTGGTACGACGCGTATCCCAATGCGCGCATTGAGACGGAGCTTGTTCAGCTCACCGACAAGATTGTCGTGATGAAGGCGCAGGTCTTCCGCGGCGAGACGGTTGATGAGAAGCCAGCAGGTATCGGTCACGCCTCAATGGCAATCCCCGGAAGCACGCCATACACGCGCGGTTCAGAGCTGGAGAATACCGAGACAAGCGCTGCTGGTCGTGCGCTGGTCATGGCCGGTCTTCCTTCCAAGAAGGTTGCCTCTGGTGATGAGATTCGTGCCAAGAGCGGTGCTGCACCAAAGGCAGATCCAATCGTTGCAGCTGCCAAGGAAATCTTTGCAGATGTTGACATTGAAGAGACTCCAATTGTTTTGAACTGGCTTGATGCCATTCAGGCCGCATCTGATGCAAACGAGTTGCAGAGGGTTGGTCAGGATATTTCTGGTCTAGATATGACTGATCGCGAGCGACAGGTTCTTCAAAGCGCTTGGAAGAATAAGCGCGCGAAGTTCGCCTGATGGAGTTGATCAGATACGACGAGCGGCATCCAGAGTACGTCAGCGTCAGTGAGCTAAGGGAGTTTCTCTCTTGCCCACTCCGCTGGTGGTACAAGTACCGACTTGGACTCTGGACGGACAGGACGACTCCGTTCTTTGCGCTTGGTACATCAGTCCATTCTGGTCTCCAGAATTGGTATGAGCCGATTGCTGGCGGCAAGAAGACTGGCGACCTTGGGAAGGCATACGATGCCTATAAGTTGACCTACGCGCAGGAATCACAGAAAGTTGACTGGATGGCGGAAAAAGATGCTGATCCGATTGGTCAGCAAGCCATGGGGCAGGAGATGCTACGTGCGGCACTTACGGAGGGAGATCCCTGGGTTGCCCATGCCGTTGAGCGCACGATGTATGCAGAGATCAAACACAGCCGCCTTGGTAAACTGCCGATCAAGTTGAAGGCGCAGGTTGACATGATCACCACGAACAAGGATGTTGTTGAGCATAAGACTGCATCGAGGAAGTGGGAGGAGGGTCGCGAGCATGGCGATATTCAGGCAACCGCCTATGTGCTTGCTGTTCGGGACAATTTTGATCATGACCCAGAGGTCACGTTCAACATCATCAGCAAGAGTGCAAAATCCCCCAATGTTGACCGCAGGGTCACTCGTAGGGGTCAGGATGCGCTAGATAAGCTTTATATCTCGGTGAGGGCGTTCCTTGACGCGCAGGAAAAGGGCGTCTACCCTAATCCTTCGTCATGGGCGCATGCGACGTGTGAGTACAAGGAGGTTTGCGACAAATGGGAAAGCCATCCACAACTTCTACCAGAGCGAAAAGTGCTCAAGACAATGATTCCGGGGCTACGCGACGCACGAACAGTCAAGGAATAGCTGGCAGGACGCTCCCAGAGTGGGTTGCGCACATCGTCGGCGTCGGAAATAAGTCGGGGGCGGTTGGAGACTTCATGGCAGCGGTTAGCGGAAGGCCACTCACCAAGCCACAGTATGCACGGATGGCAAAAATCTATAAGGAATACCCGCACGGACTTGAATCACTGCTCGCAGCGATCTGTTTTGTAGCAATCAAGGACTTGAAGGGCGATCCGCTGGATTATCTGCAGAAAATATCAGACAAAAAGCAAGGAAAAAAGAGGGAGAGCAACGATGAGCGAGGTTTCAGCCGTGATGAATACGTTGAATCCTGATACAGCTACCTACGAGGTGGGGATTTTGACGAAAGCAGGAGTTCCAGAGCGCTATTTGCCGCATTCATTTGAAAATTTTGTTGTCAATGACAAGACAACAAAGGCTTTTGAGGTTGCGACGGAGTGGGCTGCGCTTAAAGATCCAAAAGATCGCGGATTTTCCCTTATTGGAGCGCCTGGCGTCGGCAAAACACATCTTGCTGTGGCTGCACTGCGTGAAGTTGCAAGACTTTGGGGCGCTCAGCGACTTGAGGAGCGTGGTGTTGAGCTCTATCGCGACCCAAAAACGATGGTTGAGCAGAATATGCGCTTCATTAACGTGCCAATCTTTATGGATAAGCTCCGAGAAAGCATCAGGTTGAGCGAATCGAGGGCGCAAGACCTCTGGGAGTTTTCCCTTGAGCGAGCATCAGTGGTCGTCCTTGACGATTTCGGCAAGGAGAAGGCAACTGATTGGGTGACTGAGCGTCTCTATGTCCTGATTGAGAGCAGGTACCAGCACATGAAGTCCACCATTGTGACCTCTAACCTTACCCTTGATCAACTGGACGACCTTGGTTACGGGGCATCGGTGAGTAGATTGCAAGAAACTGGTCGTGTTGTCAGAATAGATGCGAAGGATCAGCGACCGGAGATCGGTGCTCGGAACCGATGAATCGAGAACTACGCCACGCGTCGTTCTTTAGTGGAGTAGGAGGGCTTGATCTTGGTTTTGAACGAGCAGGAATCAGAACAGTTAGCGTCAGCGAAATTGACCCATTCGCCAGATCCGTCCTTGCCAGCAGATTCCCGGGAGTCCAGCAGCTTGGAGACATCGTCGCACTTGCTGATCATGAGCTTTCCAGCGTGGTTCAGCAGACAGCCGACGTACTTCAACGACGTGGCGGACCCGCTGACGGTGAAGGCAGGACCACCAGCGGTGATGATTGGAAAACAGCAGATATCTGGAGCGCAGGTTTCCCCTGCCAAGACCTCTCAGTCGCTGGAAAGCGGAAAGGATTTACCGATGGAAGAAGATCAGTCCTTGCCTTCACATTCCTTGACCTTGTGGAACGATTCAGACCTCGGTGGCTTGTGCTGGAAAACGTCCCCGGTCTCTTCTCTTCCAACAATGGAAGGGACTTCCTCGCCCTCCTCAATGAAATGGACAACCTCGGGTACGGTATTTCGTGGAGAACTCTTGATGCACGATTCTTTGGAGTCCCCCAGAGACGCCGTAGAGTATTCATTGTCGCGAGTCTTGGAAGCGACCGCGCCGGAGAGGTTCTTCTTGAGTGCGAAGGCGGCTGTGGGCATACTCAGGCGCGCAAATCGTCGTGGCAGGCAACTTCCGGAGGCTCTGAGCAGCGCCCTGACGTCGCTGGCGCTCTCCTCGCCAGATACCACAAGGGAGCTACAAGCACCGTTGAAAACGGACAACTCGTTGTCACCACAGCTCTCACTCGTGGAGGGCTCGGTGGGGGCTTCGGACCAGACGATAACGACGCCCAAGGAAACAAACTCGTCGTTGGTTCGGAGGCTTACACCAGTGGAATGCGAACGACTGATGGGCTGGCCGGACGGGTGGACAATCCCAACTTCCGAGCAATGGGTGCCGCGTTCCCGAGCCAAGAAGACATCCAAGTAGACCACCACGCCTATAGCATCCGAGAGGACGCAAAAGCAGATAACTTTTCCGCGACACCAATAAAAACCGCACGAGCTCTTAATGCGGTCTGGCCAAGTGTTCAGAGCCACCATGCGCAGACCTTTATCGCGTCCGTATATCAAAACAATGATGTCAAGTATGGGATGCAGGATAGCGATCTGCTCCCAACAGGGCTTGATTCCAGCAGGTACAAGGTTTGCGGCAACGGGGTTGTGGCAAATGTGGCAGAATGGA